TGGAGGAGCTATTTTGAGTAGTGATACTTGGTCAGAATCAAAAATAGATATAGTATTAGGGTTCTTCTGTACAGGATAATCCTTGCTAAACCATTCTGTATTCTTAGACACTCTAAGATTAGATATAACTTTCTTTTTGAGTACTGCGCTTCTAGTACCTTTATCTGTAGGTCTAGTACAGTCATTATTAAGAGACCCAGACCTTTGCCATGGATATACTAACCAATTTAATTCCCAAATAGTATCATCAGCTTTATATGCTTCATATCTCTTAGCATTTTTAAAGTCATCAATAACATGGCTTTTGTAATAAAACCCTGATACTATACCTGTAGATACTCCCTCTGCAATAGAGGTATGGAGTAAAGATTTATGGAAAAATCCTTCATCATTAGGAGCTGGAACAGGGGTTGAAGTTTGTACTGTTATATCTCCTGCTACAGAAGTAAACTGAGCTAAACCTACAAGATTAACACTAAATTTATTATTATGTATTGCTTGTCTAATACTGTCATCCATCTCTATATCAGGAGAGTGAAAAGTCAATACAGATTGGTCTGAGAAAAAGGTATTAGATACTTTATCTTGTAGTATTTTCTCTGAAGCTTGTTGAAAGCTGCATATTTCCATATTTTGTATCTCAGTCATTCTGGGTGTATTACCACTTAAAGGTTTTAAATGATGATACTCCACATGGTTACCTTTTTTAACATCTTCTACTTTATCATATCCTTCTTCATCTTGAGTAGGTAATTCATCCCACATAGGTCTAAAGAACCATGAAGACTGGGCAAAAGGAGTATTAGTTCTTCTATTTCTTGCTGAGAATACAGTAGGGCATAATATTCCCTGTGCTAAAGTCATTCTATCATAAATAGAAGGAAATACAGCTACCCCTCTAGCTTTTCTATATCCAGCACTATACAAAGAAGAAGTTATATCACTGTCTAGCTTTAACAGCATTTCAGTTAAATTCAAATCCCTATAATAGATTTTAGGTCTGTGACTTAAAGGTACTTGATAATCAGTTACCCAAACAGGTGCAGACCATTTACCATTTTTATGCTGAAATTGAACTCCTAATCTATAATAATCTCCACTTTTAAAAGTAGAAGGATTATCACCTTTTAGTTGGTGTATATATTCATAGAAAGTATTATTTGAATCTCCTCCACTTGGATAAACATGTCTATAAGAGGAGGTCACCTTTGAAGATTGTTCATGTATTTTAGTTTGAATTTCAGGGTTTACCTCATCTCTTAATAACCCTATATTACCTAAAAATAAAGTATTATCTTTCTGAGTCATTGTGTAAGCAGTTATAGATTCTCCTCCTATATATAATAACATAGAAGGGTCTATAGTTTCTCCTGCAGTTCCAGTGTCAGTATAGTAAACATTAGCATGGGGACTTCCAGAATCTAACTTTATATCAGTAACTATTTTCACTGTTGGGGTAGCATCTATAGAAGTTCTATGAATAGAGTAAATCCTTAGATAGTTAAAAGTATTTTCAATATCAAACAAAGTAATATTAAAAACATTACTAGATTTACCTTCAGGACTTAGTCCTCTATCAGTAGCTGAAATGTAAAGAAGCTCTGAAGTATAAAATAAGTTAGTCTCAGCTCCATATTTATTATAATATGAAAAAGCATACTGAATAACTCCAGGAGCAAATGAACCTCCACTATCTCCTCTTTCAATATGTACTAACTCCCTTAGAGATAGCTCTTGTACAAAATTAAATATATTTGAAGGTTTGTCGGTATAATCATTAGACAATATAATCATTCTTGGTTGATTTACTCCATCTACCCAATATACTTTTTGGATGTCTTCATTTTCAAACACTCCTAAGGATTCTATAGGGCTTTCATCTTTAAAGTTAAGGTCCCCCTTATACATGAGAGTTACTAAAAAAGGAAGATTATGGGAAGACTTTGCAACTTTATATATATAATCTTCTTCTCCTTTGGTAAATACTACCACAGTATTCTTGATAACACAGTGACCTAAGTAATTACCTTTTAATAATCCTTTTTGATTAGTATTTCCTCCTTCTGTACTGTCAATCTCCTTATTACCTTTTTCATTAGTAATAGCTAACATTGTACTATTACCTCTTGTAGTAATTCTTATATTGTGGGCATCCCAGAGAAATTCAGGGTTATGTCTGGCTATATCTACATCTCTTTGTAGCCCACTAAATATATGATTATCTGATTTCATCATAGTTAATGTGTTTTAATATGTGATTGAGTGCCATTGTCTAAGAAACCATGTCTATGCTCATCTCTTGGTAATAAAGTATTCCACATATTTGATATAGCTTCCATTTGGTCGATGGTTGGCATTATAATCTCACTCTGAGCCTGGCCAACATAGAATGAGTATTCTTGGTCTGCTCTTGCTAATACTTGCCCATTAAGTTTACCTTGGTCAAACAATATAGTGAACCACTCTCTCTTTATATAAGCTTCAAGTGCTCTTGAATAAGAGCTATTATCTGGTATTAAAGGATAACCTTCTTCATCCATTGGCAAGGCTTGATAAGCTATTTCAATCTGACCTTGTTCTAAAGGAGCAGTAAATATACAGTTACCTTGTATCTTATAAGTCAGGTCACTAAATTCTGGCTTATTATCACTCATATGAAAACTATCAGTAGTATACCTAAAGGTTCTTTTAGAGCCATCATTAAGTCTGACTTGAGTCATTTCATAGTAATCACAAGGAAGAATGCCTCTATAATCAACTATGTCTATAATAGCAGTTTTATCCAAAAATGAAGGAGGAGTGCCTACTATTCTTATAAAGTCAACTGCATAGTCTACTACAGTTTCAAATGGTATATCTTGGAGTAATGGGTGGCGGGTTAGCCTGTCCATTATTAGTTTTATATTAGTAAATCTCATCTTTATTTATTAAAAAAGCATCAATTTCATTATCTTTTATTTTATCACTAAGTCTTTTCTTAAAAGACCTTGTAGGGGTAAACTCATAAAAGGCTTTATTAACATACTTAGCTTTATTCCTATTATAATAGAACTTGAAGATTTCTTTGGCTTCCATTCTAATAAGAGTCTTATTATTTTTGGCTTCCACATCTTCATTCCAAAGTTCTAGTGTTCTCTTCCAATCTACCCCCATATTTGTCTTTATACCTTCCTGACCTATTTTAATATGTGTTTTGAATTTCCTTAATTCAATTCTTCCCATATTTATTGGCAAGTTAATATCATGACCTTGTAATAGCTGGTCTTGAAGGAATAAATTAATGGACTTGATGATTACACCAAAGTCATGTTCAGAGATAGGTTGACCTACATTAAGCCATTTGTTTTTCTTTAGCCACCTCCAAGCTTCTTTAGTACCATAGGAATTTGTTATCTTAAAATTCTTTTTACTTCTTAGCTTTAGTGTAGTAGCTCTAAACTCATTGTAATCCATTATTTGGTATTTACCTTATTTAAATCATCAGAAGCATTATTAACTACATCAGCAGGCCTATAAATAACCCCACTTAGTTCTTTCACAATAAGCTCTATCATTTGTGGTACAAGGCCTTCTTCTATTGGGAAATCCATATCAAGTATATCACACTTGCCAGAAGTCTTAGCATCACAAGATAACTCTGAGGCTTTAGAACTATCTTCAAATACTCCTGTGAGTTGAACTCTTTCAAGGTATTTATATTGTGGATTATTTGATTTTAAGTATAAATGTTTATTAGGGGCTAGTGTGCTATAGATTATGTTTTGTAAAAACCTATTATTACCTACATATCTAAATCTTTCTCTGTTTATATAGGTAATATTACCACTAAAATAATCCATAGGGCTTATCTTAGGTGTACTAATAGTAAGCATATTGGGTATCTCTTGCTTACTCCATAAGTAGTTGTTACCACAATTATCACCCTCAAATGCCTGTTTAGGCTCTAAGTCAAGACAGATGGTCTGGTAATTTGACTCAGGTATCTCTTTCTTTATATCACTATATCTCTGTTTAAGTAAGAAAGTTCTATACTTATCAAGTAGAAATATTATATGTTCTGTCTGTATTAAAGAGTCATCACTTATAACTTTTAACTCATCAAGAACCATACTAGTTAATTCTCTATATGTACTCATATTATTATAATAAAAATGCTCTTGCAAAGATAGTTAAATATTACTATATCTGCAAGAGCATAATTAAATTTATATTGATAATATAATTATCCTTCTAGATTAAAATCATCTACATCCTTAATATCCTCTCCAGGTATCACTATCTCAGTGTCCTTGATACTATTAAGGTCTTCATATATAGATTCATTTACTTTCTTAATTTCATCTAATTTTTTCTCAGTATTAATTACTCTATGAGTTAATTCTGATATACTGCCATTATACATAACTCTTTGATTTTTTGTATTATAATAATCTGGGTAGGGTATTAAACATGAGCTACCATATAAACAATATAAAGCTCTTTCTATCTTCTTATAGTCCTCCTCAGTAATAAACCCCCTAAAGTCATTGTTTAATAACTTATTTATATGAGAAAGGAGTAATACCCTTATAACATCTGAGTCTTTCCTATAACCTGTATTAGCTAAGTTAGTAAAGTATTTCCCTAAGGTATTAAATACAAAGTTATCCATGACAGCCACAGTTATGGGCAACAGTTATAGGGGAAGTCTTACTGAACCACTTATTAAAATACTCAATACCTTTGATATAATGACCAGAATCTATACTAGTATTAAGGGCATCATATCTAAGTATCTGGTCTATAAGCCCTTGAGGTATAGTACAATTATTACCATTCATTTCATTTATATAGCCCATGAAAGTATTATAGTAATTGCCCATATACATAGTTACACCTAAAGTGTTTATATTATCCATACTACATGGAGTATCAGGGGCAGGAGTTCCCTTTGCTACTATATAAACAAAGAATAAATGAGAGGTAAGGTCTACTCCATTAAGGTCTAACTTACTTAGTTGAAGATTAATACTCTTACTATTTCCTTCAAATTGTTTAGTAAATATAGGTTTAGATGAAGGACCTCCTTCACTATAGGTTTCTTCAGTATCTATGATTACTTTATCTATATATACATTATTATAGTAAGACTCTTGCCTTACACCTGCTCCTATAATAAGTCTTTCTCCAGTGTTTGTTACTCTAAGTTCCTGTATTAAAATCATAAGAATACTATTAAATTAAAACAAATAAAGGGAGACATTATTGCCTCCCTTTATAAATATCTACTATTATGCTGTACCATCAGCAAGTACAACACCAGAAGCAGCAATTAAAGGATTAATCTTTGCTATAAGAGCTGCTGCACCTCCTGTAGGAACAATAAGAGTAATATCTTTTTCAGACTTCTGTACACTCTCATTAGAGCCTATATAAGAATAATGCAGTGCAATAGTGTCATATTCCTTACTTGGGTCAACTAAATACTTAGTAGGTACATAGTCAGGGAAATTAACCATTCTATATTGGTCACCCCTTTCACCCATATGGAAGTACTCATAATCAGCCATTAACTTGCCATTCTTAATTGAGTCTCCAGCACTAATAACTGCTTTACCCCATTTAACAGAAGCAGTAAAGCTGCCCTCTTTAAGATCTATCCCAGGAATCATTACATCAAAAGTAAGTGCCTTTTGTTGTTTAGTACCCAGAATCCAATCTTGCTCTACCTCAGTGATAACAAGGTTAGTATAAACACCAGTTAAAGTGTCTACTTTAGTAGTAGGAAGTACCTCAGTACCATCACTAAGAGTAATCTTCACCAGCTTAACAGCTTCTCTACTCATATTCTTAGCAAGGCTAAGTGCCATTTGCTTATAGAAATCTGATGCTGTCATATTAGGAGCAATATGAACTACACCGTGTTTCCAATACTGAGAATTCTCAGGCGAGATACCTACATAGCCAGTAAAAGTTAATGTCAAAATATAATCCTGACCTTCAATAGGATTACCACCATTAAATAAGTTACTAAGGGTTACTGTAGCTACCTTAAGCTTTCTAGCCATATCCTTAGCTTTAGTTGTCTTACCCCAAAGAATGTTTTTAACCTCAATTAAATCACTTCTTACAATGCCACCAGCACCCTTATGCTGAAAATAGATTGCTGACTTGTCAGGTGTAGCTTTAACTACAATGTCGCCTAAATCTGTTAATGCAGCCACATTTTCCTTAAGTGCTTTAGCTACATACACTTGATTTGCCTGATTAGTTGAAAAAATGTTCATTTTCTTTTAATGTTTAATTAAACAATATTACTCCTTTTTGAACTGAGAACCTCTTGATAATAGGGCTTCTCTAACAGCTATTTCAAGAATTCTTCTGTGGAGTAGTGGATGTAGTGTACACTCTGTTTGGACACTCACACCATTTATACTTAAATTATCTGGTAAATTTTCAAGTATTATTGGACTAGGTTGTTCAACATACTTAATGAGGTATTTACCTACCTTATACTTTGATATAATCTCTACTTCATGATTACCATAATCTAACCTTAAAGCTTTATACCTTGTAGGACCTCTAAAGGGGTTACCTTTTACCTTATTGTATTCATCATGAGTAATAGGCATTACATTAGCTCTGCTACCATCAAAACATCCTAATTTATCATCATTAAATATAATCTGCTCAAGGGTTATAAAAGCAATGTTGTCAGGAAGAGTATAGAATATAGAGGAATCACTAACCCCAATATTAGCTGAAGTATTAGGAGTGTCATAAGATTTAGTCTTGACTAAGCTATCTAAATATCTTCTTAGTTCCTCAGTACTTTCAAATGTTCCTTGTACATCTAATCTACCACTATATAATCCTATTACTACTTCTTGTTCAGCTTTGGTTAAAAACACAGACTTCTCATACTCATCAAAAGTCATAGAATCAGAAGACTGCAGATAACTTGAAACAAGAGTATCAAATTCATTGGAAAATTCTGATGTTGTCATAAGCTTTATTCACTTCTTTGCCCTACTTGTATAGTAGCATTTACATCACTAGTCCATGCTACCTTTGCTAACTCTACAGCCCTCTGTAATATCTCTTCATGACAAGTAGAGTCTAACTCACAACACTCTCCATTAGAGTATTCTGCTTCAGAGCCATTCTTTCCTTCTAAACTTATGTCCTCACCAAAAGCATCATGGAAGTTTTCAAGGATTATAGGCATAGGCTTTTTAACATACCTAATATTATAAGTCCAAGTAACTCCTGTTTTACTTCTATCTTTCAATGGTAAAATAACCTCCACTACAGATACTTTGGCATTACTTGAAATCATAAGTCTCCAAGCTTGATATTTGAGAGGTTCTTTATATGGTTTAGACATCAACCTAGTATAGTCCATATAGGAAATAGGTATGACCTGCCTAATAATATTACCTTCATCTGAAGTAACTGTTTCATTTATAATTAAGAAACAATCATCTGGTAGATTAGATAAATAACCTCTGGGGTCAATCTTCATAGCACCTGGAATGGTTATACTAGGAGATATATTAGAATTCTTGACCTTCATCAGCATTGAGAAATCCCATTGTCTTTTTGAATTTGAGTCAAATCCTTCTTGTAGCTTGTTAGATTTAGGATTAAAGTAGTTCTTGACTAACTCATTTTGAGCTTTAGTCAAGAACACTGACTTTTCATATTCATTTAGACCAGGGGCTTGATTACTTGTAACATTATTGTAAAGTACATCAAATTGGTCTGAAAATTCTTTTTGTGTCATATTACTTTAGTTTAGCCTCTATAGTAAACTTGAGGTCTTGGTGCTTAGGCTCATTTAAGAACATAGCAGCAATATTAAGTGTTGGATCTTGCCCATTATTGCATAAAGGAAGATTACCATCTCTTAAGTAGAGATAATTACCTCTATTAGCAATAACTCCAGCTTCAACTGCTTTCTTAATTAACACCTTAGTTGACAAGAGAGGGTCAGTTATTACTTTGAGGAATAGACCTGCATTAGCCTGAATAAGGTCATCTGCTTTAGTTTGTAATACCTCAAGCTGTGTACTCTTAGCAGTAGGCCTACCATCAACAGTTTCAATGATAAGTCTCATAATATCAATATTATCCTCAACCTTACCAAGTTCTTTGTAACACTGCTTCTTATAAGACATTCTATTAGTAGCTACCTTAGTCTTCTCTGTGTCAGATACAATAACAAATTCATAAGTAGCCTTAGGTTGGTCTTGAAGAGCTTGTAATGAAGGGGCTACAAAATCCTTATTAGCAAGCAATATCTTATATTTGATATAATCTGTTGGATCAGATAAATCAAAGAAATTATCTTGTTTAAGTAGAGTTACACTTGAAATACCATTAGTATTAGCAGTGCTCCAAAAGTTATTGTTAGTTTTATATACACTCATAGCATTAGCTTCAAGACCAAGAGTATATTCAAGAAAATCTTTTTCTCTCTTAGTAAGAACATCAGCAAATGCTCCTGACCTTAACAAGGGTACTGTGAAGGTTCTTTTAGCTGTTTCAGCCATACCTCCATATAATACGTGTTTATGATTAGTAATCATACCTGATTGCTTAGGGATATGCTTAACACATACTCTTTCATTTCTAAGACAGTTAATAAGCTGTGCTGTATCTACAATTACTTTAGTAGCCTTAGGCTCTTCAATAACCTTAGTAACTGGCTTAGTTACTTCTTGTAACTCCATTTCAGCTGTATCAGGAATATTGTCTATTTCTGGATTACTATATTCTACCTTCTCATCCATATTTTTTGTTCTTGGCATAATCTTCTCCTATTATGTTTTTATTGTTTATTTCAAATAAAAATATATAGTAAGGCAGTATTACTACTACCTTACTTATATATTGAAAATTCCTATGCTGCAAGTACAGCAGGAATCAGTGATAATGTTCTTGTTGGGTCAAGCACACAGATACCAAGAGTTGCCATCTTGTGTATAACTGCTGCATCTTCATCAAAGGACATATATGGGTTATTCTTCTCACCTGTGAATGGATTTCTAATACCCCATTGGTAACCTCTATACTCAGTGTCACCCTTTACAGTGCACTTGAAAATATTAGGTTGGTCCATAGTACCAATATCCATAATGTCATATCTGTAGCTAAATGCAGGACCACCAAGTGGGTGCTGAATTTTATTTCTTACAGGATCATCATAGTATGGATCTACATCAATCTTAACCCTAACACCATTAGGTGCTTTATATTCTACAAACTGGAAGCCAGCTGAAAGTGCATTTGAATGTAAGTTAGACTGAGTCTTCTGAACAATGCCTAAAGCATCACCATTTAATGTAAACTGGGTCCAACCACTAACCTCTCTAAGAACAGCCTTGTGGAACTGAATAGCTCCTCTTTCACCTGTTTTAATAAGGAAGTATCTATCTCCCATACCAAGCTTAGCTGCTGACAGTTCATATAGAGCATCCTCAATAAGCTTTAGTGCAAACTGGTTGTAGAACGTAGTATTAGCAACTTCCATTTGCTCATACAAACCTGCACCAGTCTTAATAGACACACCTGACTTACCAATATTCATGTACTCACCATTAGCATTTCTGTTAGACCTACCAAAAGCAAGTGCATTGTTCTTATAATCAGAGAACTGCTGCTCTACCTCATAGTCAACATAGTGCATCCACATATTCATAGTGGTCACCTTACCATTATCTACTACAGGAATACCTACAGCAAGTTTCTTATTAATCTTATTACCTGGTACTTTGTGCTGGATTCTAATTGTAGAGAATTCATTTCTCATAGCTACACTAGAGCTGAATCTCACATCACCAACCTTTCTTGAAAGCTCACTCTCAACAAATGCTGCCTCAATAGAGAATTTTTCACCAGCAAGTAGTCTTTCAGCAGGAACACCTTCAGTATTACCTCCTGCAAGCTCTACTTTATATACTGCATTAGTACCTTCCATTCTAGCATCACCAAGAATTCTAAACTGATAGATCTCATTAAGATTACCTACAATGAATTCTCCATCAGCAAACCAATCCTCAGGGAATACTAAATAGAAAGGAGCAGTACCTGCACCAATCATCTTACCATTATCTTCTACTACAACACCATCCTCATCTCTTGCCTCAAGCAATGGGATGTTTCTCCTTGAAGAACCAATTACATCCCAAGTGTACTCCTCATCATTCTCAAACTCTCTTG